TTTATGCTACTTGCCAGATTGATCGTGAAGCTATTAAAGCATCTGCAAACGACAAGGGTGCATTTGTAAAAGCAACTAAGGAAGTGGTACAGAAGTGTGTTGAGTCTTACATGAGAAACGCTTCTAGGATTCTTTACGGAAATGGAGATGGTTCTCTTGGGGTAGTTTCCAGCGTCACTGATGACGGTGGTGGACAATACACATTAGTAATCACTGATGCTTCTTGGAAAGAATCAAACTTTGAAGAAAAAGATCTTGTTAATATCGAAACAGGCAATAGCGATTTATTCGAGATTGAAGCTGTTTCACCATCAGCAAAATCGATTCAAGTTCAAAGATCAACAGGTTCACAAGTTCCTGCTGGTACTGATGAAGTTTTCATGCAAGGTTCAGAGGACAATGATCCACAAGGGTTAAAAAATGTTCTCGATGCAACTTCAAGTACACTTTACAACATTTCTGTTGCTCGAAGATGGCAAGCAAGTCAATTTGCTGCTGGTGGAGCTGGTATTACTCCAGACAGAATGAATGAGGTAATGCTTGAGGTAGAAAGAAAGTTTGGGCGAGCGCCTAACCTTATTGTTACTTCCTATACTCAGTATAGAAAATTAATGAACGAGATTGAAGATCATAAGAGATATTCTCTTCCTGCAAGGGATAAGAAGTTAAAAGGTCAAATTATGTTTGAAGGTCTTGAGTTTATGTCCACTCGTGGAGCGATTGGTATTTTTCCAGATCGTTTCTGTGAAGAAGACAGAATGTATTTCTTAAATGACAATTTTATTGAAGTTCACCACAGACCTGGGTTTGGTTGGTTTGACGATGATGGAACTGTTTTTTTAAGAAAGGCTGCATCTGATGAGTATGAAGCTCGTTATGGTGGATACTATGAGAATTACATCACGCCTACTGCGCATGGTGTATTAGATGGATTAGCTGTTTAAGAGGTGTGAGGGATTTCTCCCTGCCTCACAGAGTAGGGGTGACTACGGACGGTTCCCCTGCTCATTTTACTAGGAGTAAAAATGACAACAAAAACAATAGAACGAGCTGTTCATTCTGTTCAAAGAGGTGTCATTATTTATAATGTTAAGAAAACAGGAGGAGGAACACCTGCGCTTGGTGGCGCTGATTCTCTCCAATTTTCCGTTACAGATAATGGCGTTGGCGATTATAGTTTGAGTTTATTAGACGAGGCAAGCGAAGAAAGTTTAGTCGTTTACCTTCAGTCTAAAACCGCAGGAGTAATTTGCAAATTAGGGACAGTTAGTAGCTCATCAATACAGGTAGAATGTTTCTCTGACTTAGCCGAAACAACTCCAGCCGAAGGAGATTTTGACGCATTAGTAGTGAAGAGAAAGCGTAGCGATAAGTTTTAATTAATGAGGGCGAGGAAACTCGCTCTCTATTTTCAAGGGAGAGAAAATATGGCTAGTGTTGCACAACAATTATTAATAGATACTAAAACTGGGCAGTATGGCTCCAACAGTATGAAATCCACATCCTGGAATCAAAGACAAGACAATTTTACAATTTTTGCCAAATTAGAAGGAAGTCCTTTAAAAAAGCTTAAAGTTGAATTTGAAACTTCACCCAATGGAACCGATTGGAAACCATTAAAAGAAGTTGAAATGGAACTTAGCGAAGAAGTTTTCTTTCATGATTTAAAAGACGATCATATGCTTGCCCATTTTAGAGCAAAATATGACTCCAAGGCTTTATGGAGAGTCACCGGAAAAGGTAAAAGTAAAAAAGAGGAGAAGGTTGCAGATTTAAAAGTTGCAATTTGTTATAGGGACAAAAGATGACTCAAAGTCTTGCTTTACATGTAATCGAGGAACTTCTTCGTCTTGATGATGAAGGAAGATTATCTAAGGTTTGTAAGGTTTTTCTTAACAAGCGCCTATCTCAAGAATATCGCTCAGAACCAAAGGTTGAAATTGACGGTCCATGCGTCCTTGTTACTTATGGATACAATGCTACAAATGATTTAATAACGGTTAAAAGAGAAATCACTACGTGGACTTCAGATTGTCAGAACAATATTGATGCTTCATTACCTCCGTCCGACTTAGAGTCTGGGCGTGTTTCTATTGTGTCAGTACCTGATTCATCTTGGGTTGCACTTCCTACTGCTTCTTTATCGGGTCGTGTTTCTTTAGCTGTTCAAAATCAATCAGGAGTAGATCTTGAGGTTAAATATGTAAACACAGGCTCCTTTGGCACAGGTATGTTAATAGCTACCGGAAGCGAAAGAGGTTATGATTTACCAGAAGGTGTTATTTTATATGGGAGAGTCGCTTCTAGCGGTCCTAAAGATATCAGAGTAGAGGAATTAGCAAAATGACAATTTCAAGCTCCAGCGGCAACGCCCTTATTGAGGATAAATTAGACGATGTTAATACAACACTTGAAGGTGAGTTATCTAATAAGAGTCGAACTACTTACACTTCTAGCGTAATAACCGCACTTAGTTCTAGCACAGTGCTAGCCGATTGGATTGCCGCTTATTCAGAT